ATATAAATAATGTTATTTTCTGATAAAGATATTGCTGAGGCTAGCTTATATGAATTCTTTAAGCAATCATGGCACGTCATTGAAGGGCACACAGAGTTCGTTGATGAATGGTATTTAAAAGAAATATCAAAATCATTAGAAGATTGTTATCATAGAAAGATTAAGAATTTATTAATTAATCTTCCCCCTCGAAAAGGAAAAACCAATTTAATATCAATAGCATTTCCAGTATGGGTTTGGTTACATAACCCAGAAGAAAAGTTTATTTGCGCATCCTATACTAATTCACTCGCTTTAAAAATATCAGATACTAGTAAGTTACTTATTGAAAGTGAGTGGTTTAAAGATAATTGGGGAGATAGGTTTAAGCTGCGCAGAGATCAAAACAGTAAAAGTTATTTTGCAAATGATAAAACAGGCTATAGAATCTCCACAAGTGCTGGCTCGTTCATCACTGGGAAAGGAGGCTCAATAATCATAGTTGACGACCCTAACGACCCAAGTGGCGAATCTGAAATAACAACCGAGCGAGTCAATGTTTGGTGGTCTCAAAAAATGTTTAATCGTGTTAATGATGCACGAACTGCAATACGTATCATGGTACAACAACGATCACAAAGTGAGAATGATTTATCAGGTAATATAATTAAGAATGATGTAGAAAATCAATGGGTTAAGTATATTCTACCTATGGAGTACGAGAGTACTATCAAGTCTAACTTTAATGATAAAAGAACTGTTGAGGGTGAGCTATTAAGTTGTCGTGATACTCCTGAGATAGTAAGGCAGTTAAAGAGGGAAATGGGTACTTCTGGTTATGCTGCGCAGTACCAACAAAGACCAGCTCCTCTTGAAGGTGGAATGATTAAGAAACATTGGTTCAAATTATATCAATATGAAGATCTTCCAGAATTAGAGTTTGTAATACAATCATGGGACACTGCACTTACTGCCCACGATGATTCTAACTATTCAGCATGTACAACATGGGGAATATTTTTAGATAGATACGATAATGAAAATGTGATATTACTTTCAAGCTGGCGTGATAAGTTAGAATACCCAGAGCTTAGGGATAGAGTTAAAAGGCTTGCAAATAATTATACAGACACTGCAACAAATACTTTGCCTGCGTCCATAAAATATCAACCTGACCTAATAGTTATTGAGGCAAAAGCTTCTGGTGATCCGTTAATACAGGATCTAAGACGTGGTGGTATTTATGCACAACCTTTCATACCTAACAAACACGGCGATAAGATACAACGTGTTAGGTTGATTACTTCTTTAATAGAAAGTGGTATAGTATGGATGCCTTGTCAAAAGAATAACGCAAACAAAATGGCTGACTTTGCCGATGAGTTTGTAACGAGCATAAGTTATTTCCCTAATGTTAGCTCTAGGGATTATGTAGACACAATGACACAAGCATTGATCGTACTTAGAGATGGTAGCAGGATATCTCACCCTAAAGATTACCGTGATCCTGCTGATGAATTTAAAGAAACAGTTAGATTTTATTAAGTTATTTAAAAGAGAATATTATGCAAATACCATCACCTAAAAGAACTCCAAGTGATATGAAGATGAAATCATTAATGCGTTGCCTTAGTGGTTGTAAAGATTTGTTTTATAGAGATCAACCAACTAGTTATGATGAGTTTGATGATAGTTGTTACAATGATTTGTTTGGTTATGTTGAACTTGAATCTTTTGAAAATGAGATGACAAAGATTAATTTGTTAAAAGATATAATTGCATTAGCAGATGTTGCAAGAAGTAAAACATTTACTACAGATACTAGTGATAGAGAACTTTTATCAGATATTTTTACTGAAATTTTTGTAAAAGCTCGTGAGATAAAGACAATTATAAATTATGGACAAATTGGATCTGTCGCAAGAGCTGCTAAATCAAAAAAATGATTAAAATATTATGAAAGATAATTTAATTCCAAGAAGCATTAAAGCAAATAAAGTAGCTATTAAAAATATTGAGATAAGGTTGATTCAAGCTGATAGTAATAAATTTATTTTGCGATTAGGAAATAATGATTATCATGTTTCTTTGATTAATAATAAATTTTCAATTAATGATCTGTTATCTGATAGTGTAACTTTTGTTGAAGAAATAAGATTAGATTTATAAATGAAAAGAAATAATAAGCGTTTACAGTTAAGGAATAGTGAAAATACTATTGATAATCAACTTAATGGTCAAGTTATACCCGATAATATAAGTGATGAAGATATTAACAAAGTTGAAGATCTAGAAAATGGTGATAGTGTTTATGAAATAGGTAAACCTAAATTAGAGCAAGTTAAAGATGATAAGTTCGATGCTAACTTAGCTTTAAAGATGAAGGATGAGGTTTTAAAAAAAATATCATCTTATATTTTAGATTGTTTAGAAGAAGATATAGAAGCAAGACAACCTTGGTTAGATATTCACAATAAGGTTAAAAAATATCTTGGTCATAATTTAGAAGATTTAACCGATAGTCCTTTTACGCAAGCATGTCGTACGTTTGATACAACGCTTAGTACTGCGTTGATTAGATTTTGTGCAACGTCTAGAAGTGAGATGTTACCTGAAAGTGGACCATGTTCATATAAAATAGTGGGTCAAAGCAACGATGATCTTGATGAGATTGCTAATACTAGAGCACAATGGCTTAACTATTTTTTAACAGTAAAAGATTCAGCGTACTATAAAGATTTTGAAAAATCCTTATATTATGTTGGGTTTTATGGCACTGTTATTAAAAAGGTTTATTATGATGATATTCTTAAACAACCTATTTCAAGATTTATATTACCTGAAAACTTTTTAATTAATGTTGATTGTACATCTATACTTGAATCAGATCGCTTAACTCATATCTTAAAATTATCAGCACGTGATATTTTAATAAATCAAAAGAGTAATGTTTACAGAGATGTCGAACTACCTTATTTGAAAGTTGATGGAGATAGTAACGATAGTGGTAGTGCTACTTACGATGCTTATGATTCTAAACCAGATACAAGTAACCTTATTAACCTTATTAACATTACTAATTACACACAACGTACGTTACATGATGTTTACGAATCTCATATATATTTAAATTTAGAAACGTTTGAACCTAATTATAATTCAGATGAGATAAAAGATATTCCGAGACCTTATATTGTTACAATTGATAAAGAAAGCAAAGAGATACTTTGTATTAAACGTAATTGGAAAAAAGATGACGCTAGTTTTACCCGTAGAAAATATTTTATCTCTTATCAATACTTTACAGGTTTTGATATATGGGGTTTGGGTTTAGCCCGCATGTCTGGCACAAATGCAATAGCAGTTACCAATATGTTAAGACAAACAGTAGATGCAGCAACTTATCAAAATTTACCAGCTGGTTTTATTCAAAAAGGAACAAGTAAACAACAAAAAACAGATATTACCTTAGGTGCTGGACAATGGCAATTTCTTGAAGGTACTGGGAATATTAAAGATTTGTTTTCACCATTACCAAGCAATGGACCATCACAAGCTTTGATGCAATTAAGACAAGAAGTAATTAGTCAGATGCAAGATCAGTTGTCAACTGCTGAACTTGGTATGATGGACAGCAAAGAAGATATCCCAACTGGCACAGCTATTGCCTTCTTAGAAGAAAGTAACAAGATACAATCTTCTGTATTAAAGTCATTGCATGTATCTTTTTCAGAAGAATTAAGATTACTTGATGATGTGTTTAAAGAAGTTGTTGATAGAGAGGAGTTTTTTATTAATGGTGAAAATTATATCATTACTAGAGAACATTTTATTGATTCAGTGCAATTAATTCCAGTATCAGATCCTTCTGTAAATTCTAATATTCAAAGAATAATGAGAGCGGAAGCAATATTCCAAACAGCGATGCAAATGCCAGATAAAGTAAACGTTGTTGAAGTGTTAAAAATGATATTTAAAGCTCAAGGTCTAAGTGCTGATGTTATTGAAAGTCTTATTGTACAAGAGAATGAAGTACAACCGACTGACCCTGTTACTGAAAATATGAATATGATGCAAAATAAACCTGTTAAGGTTGGGTTAGATCAGAATCATGATGCACATATTGTTGTACATTCTGCTGTTGACACTGATCAAGCTAAGGCCCATATACAAGAACATGTTGCAATGAAATTTATGTTACAAATGCAGCAAGAAATGGGTATTGATTTAAGTCAAATTGACCCTAATGACCCAGAAATGCAAAACATGATAGCTGTTAAAGCTGCTCATGCTGTTGAAAGTTTAGGTTTAAATAAACAAGAACAAGAACAAGAAGGTGATGAGTTAAATCCAAATGCATTATTAAAAGCTGATATTGATCAAAAACGTGAACACAGCGTTATTCAAAAAGAAATTGCAGACATGAAATTAGAAGGAGATGTGTTTAAAACTCAATTACATTTTGAAGAAACTAAAGAGAGGTTAAAAGCAGATAAGGAAAAAGCGTTACTTGAGGCAAGAATTGAAATAGAAAAATTAAAAAGTAGGATATAATGAGAGATTCAGAATA